TTACCAACTGCCATGATCGCAGAATGTAAATGCCTCAATTTAACATTGTTTACCTTATAACTCCCATTTAATTGGTTAATCAATAATTGCGAATCGCTAACAAGCCAGATTTCTTCGCCCTCACACAACCCACGATGTTCAAATAACCACGTAACGCCATGAAACATCGCATGATATTCTGCAACATTATTTGTCTCGTGATCACCAACTATCCCAGACGCCGAATAAACCCTCGTACCATCCTTTACAATCACAAACGCCCACGCCGCTACGCCCGGATTTGGCTGCGCCCCACCATCCGAATATAATTCAATCATCGGCCACCGTCTTTAAAGTTATAAACTGGCTTAACAATCTCAATGATATCGACGGTATCTCCAATATACTTCGTAATTTCTTCCATTGGCTTGTATACGAACGGAGACTCGTCAATAGTGTTCTGCGAAACCGAGGTCGTATAAATTCCCTGCATAGACTCCTGAAAGTCCTCTAACTTAAACGTGCGCTTTGCTTCTCGCCTACCCATGACTCTACCGGCACCATGCGGGGCTGAACAATTCCAGTCCTGATTTCCCTTACCAACAGCAATAATGGAACCGTCTCGCATATTCATCGGAATGATAACCTTTTCACCATTATGTGCCGAGATTGCACCCTTTCGCAACATATAATCTTTCGACTGCCCACACACATAATTGTGCACGGTTTCAAATGATTCAACTTCAGTTAACTTTGCATTACGAAGGATTTCATGCGCCATAATTTCACGACTTAAACTGGCATACTGCGCCATAATATCGCAATCATGCAAATAATCCTGCATTTCACTTCCCATCAAATACGCGAGATCCTTATTTGCCGGAATAACCTCGTTTAACTGTTCCTGAATCTTATCGGTTTGGCGATTAATGTTACATGACTCTATGATCACCTGTCGCTGTTTACAAGCAGTCTGCAGATTGGTTTCGTATGCAAGATCTTGATAATACTCGGCAACTAACTTTCCGACATTTCTTGACCCAGAGTGAATGACCAAGTATAAACAATCGGTGCCCTTATTGACCTCAATAAAGTGATTCCCTCCACCTAACGTGCCCAATTGATAAAGCGACTTGCTCCCACACTTTATTTTCTCATAGCACTTCAAACTCTCAATTGGAAAGTCTTTGGCCATTTCATGAATACTTGTGCGACTGTTAAACCCGGAAGGCACACTCCGCTTAATCTGCGCATCCAGTAACGGAAAGTCTACTTCTGACTCTGCCAGTTTCACAACACGCATTCCGCACGCGATATCAACCCCGACCAAATTAGGTGTAACCCGGTCATGAATCGTCATCGTGGTCCCAATAGTGCAGCCATTTCCCTCGTGCACATCTGGCATAATTCGAATAACGCTACCATTGCTGGCCGCATTATTACACAAGTCCATAACCTGCTTAATGGCCCCGTCTTCGACTAAATCCGTATAAATAACGGCATTAGCAAACTTCCCGCTAATTTCCATACAAAAGAAGTCAACGTCAAAAGTTAAAAAGGCTCGCTTAATTAAGTGTCAATAAGGCAGCCAAAACACGAAAAGCCGCTACAAAAGTTTGCCTAACAAAAGAAAAGAAGGTGGCTAATCCTTCTCTTGCCCTTGTCATAAGTTGCATCACTTAATTGGTTTGATCAATATATAAAGATTGTCATGACGAAACCTATTTAAGTCTGGACGAATAATGATAGTGTATGACTTCATTTGAAGGATGGTTAATAACAGGATTGATTATTGGGATAGCTTTTGGTTTTCTGGTAATACATCCGGGATTTCAAGTAGTAAGTTCATCGCAGAATGAACATGGTTACAATACACCGGTCATGTTTTATGACGATGGAAAATATGGCATTGTAAGACACGATTCGTCAATGTATTGGAAACTTGCAATACCGTTTATCACACCCGAGATACCACAAATACGAATCGAAGATCCTTACGAGTATAACACACAGGTAAAATCATCTGATGGTGTGTTGATGAATGCGAAAATAAGTTACAAAATGACCACAGATGAATACTTTGATAATGATCTATGGAAGAGAAATGCTCGGATGTATGGATTGCATTGGCAGGAGATCATGGCTCGGCAGGCATGTGACAAAGTAGCAATACAAGTTGCATCTAAACACACAGCAGAATATTTGTTTAGGAATGGATATTACGATTTGCCAATATTGATTAACTTTAGATACATCGATAAAGCGCAGGAAGTGGCACTAAAGGCCAAAATCGAGACTAATTCTGCTGATCCATACATGAAGGCATATGTAAGAGATGGTAGTTACAATTACGAAAGTGCGTATACTGACAATTATAATGAGTATGCAAAGATGTATGGTGTTGAACCTATACCAACGAATGATGTAACAGCGAATTCAATTGCTACATGGAATTTACTAAAGGATAAATACCCGGACTTGTCAGCAGCAGACGTTAACATTGACAAAAAAGGATTTTACGAATTTACAGCACAAGGAAAACAAAAAGGCTTTCAATAACCTATTTTATCTTTTAATTTTTCAATTTCGTCTTGCATTTTATCAAGACTATCTCTTGTTAGATTGTGCAATGCTTCTAATTTTTCTATTTTTAACAGAATTTCTTCCATAATCATAATTGGGTGTTTGTCTATTTATAAATACTGTCAAACAGAACCCATTGATAATTATGGGCTGCAATTTGTGTAATGCCGGGAATTACGGTGCTCGCTGGACTGCCGAATTAAATTTAGGCACGAAAAAGGTGAGTAATGCTGCTATCGAATTTAACATGACTGTTGAAGAAGTGCTCACTCATATTAACGAGCACGAGAGTAAAACAGAAACAGTTGATGTCATTGAATTGTTAAATGATCCTGACTTCATTAAGCGAGAGGTCATTATGATGCACATTCGCCTGAAAGAATGGTTGGCATTCATGATGGAGGCTGAAGAGTTTGGTACCCACAATATGGATCGGGGTATGAAACTACTCAAGGAAACCCGAGAAACGCTAAAATTATTGGCCGAGTTAGAAGGTAAGTTTAGTCGTGGAAACCAGTTTCAGGTTAAATACATCGAGGCACAGAACGACTTGCGTATGGTGACATCGGCAATTGTCGAAAACGCTTGCCCTCACTGCCGATCATTGTTAATTGGGAAAATTAAGGAACAGAAAGCCTTATTAGGTGCTGGTAATGCCTCCGGGTCGTCCAAAGAAGACTAGTCGGCTCGCAATTCCAGAAGGCGAATACCAGATTTCCGATGGTGAAACCCTCGATGGCATGGACTATCTTGACTTCATGCTGGAAATGGAGCGAATACGATCGGATCCCATTTACTTCATTGAGGACATTTTGGGTTTTCCCGGTCCTGCAGAAGACGGCACACCTCGTAAAATGTGGCCCAAGCAAAAAGAAGTCGTTAAAGACTTTTATGGCCATAAATACGATCCGTCATTGTTACCTATTAAAAAATTAGCCTTGACCTTAGGCCAGAGAAGCTCAAAAACGACGCTTACGGCTACTATTATGGCATATGAGTTAGTTGAAGTCATATCTTGGGAAAGTCCTGCTAAGCATTTTGGGTTAATGACGGGTAAATCTGGTAAAGGTTCAACAATTGCCTTAACTTGTTTATGTCCTTCGATGAAACAGGCTAAAGATGGGGTATTTGCTTCAATGCGAGCACTGCTTGAGGGAAACCCATGGTTCGATTTGAATTTTCCCGATTTAGTGTTTGATACGTATCAGATTGAGGAACCAAGGAAAAATGTATTAGCACAGGTTATGGCCGCTAAAGCAACGACACTTGCAGGATACACAAATAAATGTTTTATTGCTGACGAGTATGATTATTTTCCAGATTCAGATACACAAATAGATTCCGAGGCCGTTTTTACTAAATTAGCCAATTCAACCGAGACATTTAAACGCGATGGTAAAATTATCGTTCTGTCGTCGTTAAAATCACAGAACGGGCGACAAATGGCTCTTCACAACCAGTTCAAGAAACAGGAAAAAAATCGACTTGCCAGAGCCTACATGTATAAAACGTGGGAATTTAATCCCACTGTCACACAAGAATACCTATTGGAAACCTGTGAAGGAGATCGTGCCCGGTTTTATCGGGACTTTGCAAACGAACCACAGATGTCCAGTGGTTTACAGTTTCCCGAAGGAATCAAACTTGATAAAACAATTCTCAATGTATTAGACGCAAATTACGAGACTTTACCAAAGGAAATAAAATCATTCCCGCGTGTAATGGCCATTGATCCCGCATACAAGAACGATTCTTTCGGTGTCGCGGTTGGATATAAGCATTTTGATCCGGCTACTGGAGAAGGCACTATAATAATAGATGGTGTCAAGATGTTCG